ATTCAAAAAAGAAAGATAGGCAAATAAATCAGCTTATTGCTCAGTTACAGCCATTAATTAAAAATGCATCGGATGCAACAATTATTGTTCCATTAATTAAAGAATATTTAGATGTTGCTGTAAAAAATGATGATCATTTAGTAAAGTTAACTGCAATTGTTCAGAGATATATTTCAACTAAACAAACTATTTCAGGTGCAGATAGTTTATTAAGCGATGAAGAAAAACAACAACTTTTACGAGTTGCTGAACAAACTTTATCTGCAGAATTAACGGATGAATTAGATGCAATAACATATGAGAGCACAGTATTAACTGAAAAAATTGATATTGCTAAACGCAAGTTAGAAAAGGACGTTAATGGATAATATCATATGGGATGTTGCAGAAGTAATAGGATATGACAGAACATACAAGTATGTTGCAACCCCTATTGAAGAATCTAACATTTCAGAATTATTTGCATTACAAGTAAGATCATGCGGTCAATTATACAATCAAAAAATACTTATTGCTAAGCCAGCAAATATTAGCATTAAAAAAATTCCATTGGTTGGCGAATTTGTTTTAATATACAAAACATTTAATCAACAATCAACTGATACAACATGGAGAGAAAGTTGGTATTATCTTTTAACAGTTGATTTACAATCATCACTTAATGAAAATATGATTCCCGGTATTTCGGGACAACTTACTGCAGAACAAATTAATAACTTGCAACCTGGTTATACATTTAAACGAAAATCTATTTCTCCCGTACAACCATATGAAGGAGATGTTTTAATTGAAGGACGAGTTGGTAATAGTATTAGATTTGGAAGTACTATATCTAATAACTATCCAGCATCTTACTATTTTAAACGTCCTACTTGGTCTGGTACTGATTCATCATCCGGAGATCCGATTATTATATTATCAAATCGGACAATAAATAAAGATAAAAAAGAATTTGTTGTAGAAGATATTGAACAAGATGCATCATCATTATATTTAACTAGTACTCAACAATTGGATACAATTAAATTATCTAATTCATTAACTGTAAATAATAATTTTATTGGTTCTCAATTAATTGGAGGTGCTGATAGAGTTATACTTCGTGCAAAAAAAGATATTGCTATAATTGATTCAGAAAAGGGCATCGTATTAAATACACCTGGCGATATAAAATTAGGAGATGATTCTGCAGATCAATCTATGGTGCACGGTGAAGTATTAACTAGAATTATAAATAAATTAGCACGTGCAATTTTAGCCGGTGGCACTGCATCTGGTGCCATGGTTACTAGTAATGCTGTTACGTTATTAGCAGATATATCTGCAGATTTACAAGAATTAACTAGTAAAAAATACAAAATAAAGAAAACATGATATGGCAGTAGCTCCACCATTTGATTTAGTTGTTCAAAAAGTACCAACAGCAATTAATAAATTGCAAGGGGCTTTAAACAAATTGATTGATCGATTAAATGAAAAAGTAAGTGATGCATTATCTGATGCTAGTAAATTATCAGATCGAATTGATTGTAATGATCCTAGAGTTAAAAAAATTAAAGCAACTTTGCAATCAATTCAACAAATTATACAAAAAATTCAAGAGGTATTAAGAGTATTACAAATCGTAATTCCTGCATTAACAGTTGCAGCACAGATTGCAGCTACATTGATTAATATTCAATTAGGAGTACCAACACCAGCTCCATCAGCTTTAGTTCAAGCATTAGCATTACAGAATGAATTAATTGCAACTATCATAGGTGCATTAAAACAAGCATCAATTATAATTACTGTAGTAAATGGTGGCGTAATTTTAGCATCAGCTGGATTAGCTGCAGTTATTAATAAATTATCATCAATATGTAATGATGAAGTATTTGAAGTTTCTGCAATTACTCAATTAGCAATAAATGAACTAAGTACAGAATTTAATAATTACACTACATCTGAATTTTATAATATAAAAAATACATCAATTGATGATTTAGATAATCGCGAATCTCTTATACAACAACTTAATTCTAAACAACTTAGTATTATTGACAATTTATTAGAATTGCCTAGTAAAGTTATTAGATTTAGAAGAGATGGTGAACCGGATGAAAATATTGGCAAACAGGGAGATTTTGCTATTAATGAAACTACGAAAACGTTTTATGGACCAAAAGTTTCAGATACCGATTGGGGTATAGGCATAAATTACTAATCTACATATTTATTAATAAAGTATTCATATGGATTCTAAAACACTTATAAAAGCACTTAAAACCGCCGTACGTGAAGTTATTAAAGAAGAATTAACAGAAATTCTTCGCGAAGGATTACAGTCTACAATTACAGAAATGAAACAAACCACACCGGTAAGAAAAAATGTAACTACGCCTCCGGCAAAGAAAACTAAAGTTCAATTTGTTGAAAACAAATGGGCATCTGTTTTAAATGAAACAGATCCGTTAAATGAACAAGGCCCGCCGGCAATGAATAGTTTTGCAGATTTAATGAATGAAGGTATTGATGAAATTCGAATGACATCTGCAAATGCACAAGGCTTTGGCGCAATGCGTCAAAACATGAAAGAGGCAATGGGTATTGCGCCGGCTGTGCCAAAAGTAATGGAAGATCCTGAAACTGGTAAAACTTATGAAGTAGCACCAGAAGTAGCACAAGCAATGACTCGAGACTATTCAGCTTTAATGAAAGCAATAAATAAAAAGAAAGCTAGTTAAAAATGCCATATATAATTGTTGATCCAGGAAATGCTCAAACAGTAACTACAACACCCAATGGTTTAGATATATCATTCGGGTCAGCATCTCCATTTTCAACAGTTTATACATCGGAACAAGCTGTTTTTAACAAATTAAAAAATTTATTATTAACACGATTAGGCGAACGTCCAATTCAACCAACTTTTGGAACTGATTTATTTAGAATATTGTTTGAAGTAAATTCTAGAGAATTACAACAAAGCGTTGAAGATTACATTTCTCCAGCGATTTCTTATTGGATACCTGAAATTACCGTTTCAAATATTTTAGTAAAAACGATTGAAGATGACCCAACTTTAAATCATTCAATTATAATTACTATTGAATATTCACATACTGGTATTAATTTAAATACACTTACATTAACTGTAGATGATAATGGAGTAGTACAAGTAGCACAAGGACAATAACATGGAAACAAAAAAAGATGTTTCTTATTTAGGTAAAGATTTTAGTCAAATTCGAAAAAACTTAATTGAATTTACTAAACAATATTTTCCTACAACATATACTGATTTTAGTGAAGCATCATCCGGAATGATTTTACTAGAATTATCAGCATACGTTGGCGATGTATTGTCATATTATGCTGATAATAATCTTAAAGAATCGTTATTAGAACAAGCATCCGAACGAGGGAATATATATGATATTGCTAACATGTTAGGATATCGTCCAAAAAATTCAATACCAGCATATGTTACATTAGATGTATTTCAATTAGTTCCATCTATAGGATCGGGTAGCAATGTTGCACCAGATTATACATATGCGTTATCTATAAAACCTGGAATGCAAGTTGGAGCTAACAATGGTTCAGCTGTGTTTAGAACTTTAGATTTAGTTGATTTCTCATATTCATCTTCTTTTGATCCAACAGAAGTTACAGTATATGAAAGTGATGATGCTACTAAACAACCTACATATTATTTATTAAAAAAACAAGTACAAGCTGTATCAGGAAGAATTGTTACTAGAACGTTTACATTTGGTTCTCCAGTAGCATATGATAAAGTTGTTTTGCCAGAATCAAATATCATCGATATAATTTCAGTAACTGAATCTGATGGCGATAATTGGTATGAAGTTCCATATTTAGCTCAAGACACAATTTTCGAATCTATACCAAACTTAGCAGAAAATGACCCAGATTTATATCAATATAGATCGTCATCACCTAATTTATTAAAGATGAAACGAACTGCTAAACGTTTTGTTACTAGATTACGTAGTGATAATTTATTAGAATTACAATTTGGTGCCGGCGTATCGGATAATAATGATGAAGAAATTATTCCAAATCCAACAAATGTAGGAAATGGTTTATCGGGAGTACGTAAAAATATAGATGTTGATATCGATCCTTCTAACTTTTTATATACAAGAACATATGGTCAAGCTCCTGCAAATACAACGTTAACTGTAACATATACTACAGGCAATGGAATATCAGATAATGTTGTAGCAAATGTATTAACTAATATTCAACAAATTAATTACGATGAAGATGTTAATTCTACTGGAGCTGTTCCAATATTTAATTTTGTTAAAAATACAGTAGCAGTTACTAATCCAACACCAGCTGCGGGGGCAAAAAATTCCGATACATTACAAGATATAAAAAATAATGCGTTGTCAAATTTTGCAACTCAGAATCGTATGGTAACTAGGGATGACTATATTATACGAGCATATTCAATGCCTGCTAAATTTGGAAGCGTATCAAAAGCATATATTGTCCCAGATGATCAAATCATACAAGAAGATTACACGCAAAATCGTTTACCTAATCCTTTAGCACTTAACATGTACGTATTAGGATTCAATGAAAATAAACAATTAACTGCATTGAATACAGCTGTTAAAGAAAATTTAAAAACATACTTAAGTCAATATCGTATCCTAACAGATGCAGTAAATATAAAAGATGCTTTTATAATTAATGTAGGAGTACAATTTGAAATTTCTGTATTATCTAATTACAATAGCAATGAAGTTTTATTAAATTGTATTAATACATTAAAAACATATTTTGATGTTGATCGTTGGCAAATTAATCAACCTATACTTAAAACAGAAGTAATGAATGTTATTTCAAATGTTAAAGGTGTACAAAATTTAGTTAATCTTACATTTAATAATGTATATGATACTACGTTAGGATATTCTGGAAATGTGTATGACTTAGCATCTGCTACAAAAAATGGTGTTATTTATCCGTCTTTAGACCCTAGTATTTTTGAAGTAAAATTTCCAAATCAAGATATTAAAGGACGCGTAGTTAATTATTAAGGAATATAATGTTTAGAATATTTTATGCAGAAAAAGATACAACGTTGTATGAAGCTTTTCCAACATACAATACCGGATTAGACGAAATACTAGAAATTGGTAAACGTTTAGGTACAGATGGCGAAACATTATTAAAGGCAAGAAGTATCGTAAAATTTGACATGACAGAAATTTCTGCATCATTATCTACATATAATAAACAAGTAACAGATTGTAAATTTGTATTACAATTATTTACAACCGATGCAAAAAACTTACCTGCTGAATATGACATTAACGTAAAAATGTTAGGTCAGGATTGGGTCAATGGTACCGGTTATTTATCTGAAATAACTACAAATGGTGCTTGTTGGAATACGCCGCAATCTGGTTCCAATTGGATATCGGGTAGTCAACAGGTAGAAATTGGAACAAGTGATTTATATATTTCTGGATCTGGTTTAGGAGGAAATTATTTATATTATTCCGGATCTAGCACGGCTCCTACTTTAATTACATCTGAATCATTTTCTTATAGAACTAGTGATATTAATGTAGATGTTACTAATCAAATAAAAATATGGTTAAGTGGAAGTAACGGAAATGCAATACCAAACTATGGATTCTTAATACAATATTCAGATGCAGATGAGGCAAATGATAATGTAAAAGGTTATGTTAGATTTTTTAGTAGAGAAACACATACTATATATGTCCCTAAGTTAACAATGTACTGGGATAATAGTGCTTTTACAACGGGTTCATTAGCCGCGGCTAATCTAGAGTCATATATTGTATATACCAATGTTAAACCGTCTTATAAAGACACTGAAATTTCTAAGATTAGAATTTTTGCAAGAGACAAATATCCACAAAAATCTCCTACAAATTTGTATCCACTCGATACAGTTAAGTATTTACCTTCGGGTTCATATTATTCCGTTTTAGATGCTGCAACTGACGAAGTCATAATTCCATATGATAATATTTATACTAAATTAAGTTGCGATAGTACCAGCAATTATATTTACATAGATATGAACGGTTTTATGCCAGAACGATATTATCGTTTACAACTTAAAATTGTAGATGGATTCACGGTACAATACGTTGACGATCAAATTTATTTTAAAGTAGTTAGATAATGGATAGCGTTTCACTTCGACAAGACTCATTTTATGAAGAAAAAGGTATCACTGCACTGTCAAATGATAACGTAGTAGTACCTAGAGACCTTGCTGGTAATATTTTAGTGCAAACTACATCATCATTATTAGTTATAGAAGCAATTACAACAAATGTATTAGCTGAATCGGTACTGCCGTTATTAGATACTCAATTTAATTATTTTAAATTTCCTGCGCGCACTGCTGTTGTTGACGAAACATTAGAT